GTTGTAACTTTTGCGCCTTGCCAATCTGTTGTGTGGATCAAAGCCACTTCAGGATTTACTTTGCGCGTATCTTTTGGTGGCGCAGAAACAGGTGGCACTGCACCCAATGCAATCATTGCATCATAAGCACCGCGGTGTGTTGCCTCTACTAAATCTTCACTACGCTCTTTACTTTGCTTGAGTTGTTTCTGCAATCGCAAAATTACCTGGCGCAGTTCTTTTACATCTTGCGACTCAATGCCTTCAGGCATGTCTTGTAATCTTTTTTCAAGGCTCATTTGTAAACACGATCTCCTTGCCGTGGTGTATGTAACCTTCTTTATCTATCCAACTATCTTCATGCTCTAAATTTGCAGTAATCCGCACTGACTTTGCCGCGTCAAACATCAACGCAACAATGGCAGGATCAATGTCCTCAATGTCTAAAAGCGCACCCCACATGCGGCCTATGGCCGTGAAGTTTCTCCGAGCGCTCCCGTATTCATTTTGGCGATCATCAAGGACTTCCTCTACTCTTTTGGACACCTGCAAGTACCATTCCTGTGAACCCTGATTGTGTCGGAACTGCATTTATGTCCTTCAGAACGCAAAGCCTGAACAATCAAATTAACAGGGTAATTCTTTTCCCATGCTTCATCTAATGTCTTTTGATCTTCTTTGCTTAGTGAGTCATACATTGTTTTGTATGCGCAAACCCCTGCAAAACGGCTTGCCACACGCTTGTTAATTATTTCTTGAAACGCATTATCTAATGCCATTGCCTTACCTCCAACGACAAGCGTACCGCAAAGTAAAAAGCCCCGCGTTAGCAGGGCCGTTTACTTACTTCGTTTTCTTTTTGGGTGCAGGCTTCTTGCTTGCTTTTGCCAATTTGTCTAGTTCTGCGGTTACTACATCTGCAACTACGCCAAACGCAGGATCTTTTGGATTGATTGCGCGAATAGCAGGGCCAGCAACAGCAATTACGCCAGCAATAAGAAGTTCCTCTGAGCCTGTAAAGCCATCACTGTATGCAACGCCTAACGCCACGACAAAAGCGCGTACATAGGACTCAAGTATTGCTTTGATTTTTGCGTTCATTTTTACTCCTTTGGGCGGGCTACCGCCATGATTGTTTTATAGGTGCGCCTCTTTAGATAAAAACCATCACCGTTTGACTGGCTACCTGCGTTACCGCTTGAGGTATTGCCCTCATACACTTGCATGTATTTTAGGGTTGTATTGTGGAACTTTACAATGCCCACATGATCAGGGGCGGCATCTTCATCAAATTGAAAAAACACAAGATCCCCGCGTTTTGCCTGACCGACAGGAACAAGTTGATTGTTTTTTGTTAGGTACTTTAGCCAGGCATCACAAGAGGCAAAACCTTTATTTGTGTTGGCTACCGTTCCAATCATGCCAGCATCAAAATACATTTTAGAAGCGGCCATAGCGCACCAGGGTTGATTGTTTAACCCAAACCATTTGCCAAATGTGGTGTCATTGTTTGGGCCTTCTGTGTAATTAACTGATGTTTTACAAAATTCTATTACTTTATTCAGGCTCATTATTATTCTCCTAAGAACGGTTTAACAATAACCTATAAATTTCATCAATGCGGCTTTCCAAACGCTTGATTGTGTCACCTTGCCTATTTTGCTCATCACGCAGGGAACTGCCGCCATTAGGTTTAAGTTCATTTAAATAATGTTTAACAAGCCATCTAACTGCCGCTACAAAACCACCTAAAATAGTGCTGATGCTAACGGCTAATGCGGCCCAATCTAATGCGTTCATGGTGAAAAAGTATAACTGTTATGTCCAGGTAATGACGCGAACAGTGCCAGCGCTATCTACTATCTTTGCCTGATTAGTTGTAATGTTTAACCACGCATCACCAATGCGCGGGTAAGTCGGATCAACAGTTACATTAGGAAATGTAAAACGCCCCGCTGTTTCTAGTTTATTTAAACGGTTGTTAATGTCTGAAAACATTCTTTGCAAATCAATAGGCTGATTGATGTATGGCATTACGCTTCTCCCGCTCCCTGTGCAAGAGTCAATGTTACGCGCTCAGGGCCATCTTCACCTGGCTGAACTGTAAGGCCAACAATGCGGTAAATCTCATCTAGCGTATTAGGAAAACGGCTATCTGTAATGATAATGCGAGCGTCATCACCTAACTGATAAGTACCAAATACAGGATCAACATAGGCAGGTACAACAACTTTAAGAACAACGGGCGGATAAGAAGTAGCCAAAGATTGAGCGTTTGCTAATTCTTGTAAAACTGTGTCATCTACAATGTCAGAATAATTAGATGTTGTTTCCAACAATGCCCAGCCTTCTGCCAGTTTAGTTGCATCTTGCCCTACCGCAATCAATTTTCCTTCATTAGATCCAGCGCCTAATGCGTAAACAGTATTTGCTACAACAGAACCATCTTCAGGGTATTCATACTCAACCATGTTTCCTGCGGGAAAAGTAAATACAGGAACATTAACATCACCGTAAGAATAAACTAAACCACTGCGCGGGTAATAAGTGTTGAAATTTTTAACAGGCAAATTAGTAGTAATGTCATACCCAACATCAATAGAAAAATCAAAACCATCACCCTGACGGCTAAGATCTTGAATTGCTTGAAACACATTTTTTAATTCGTAACTGTAATAAATTCTATCAACCAAAACACCTGATGTAGTTTGCCCTGCGCTGTTATAGCCAACCCCAATGTCTCCACTGGGCGCGTTTTGTGCATCTTCAATTAAAGTTTTAGCAATTACTAATTGATCAATTTCTGTAAAATCAACATCTTGAGTAACACGCCTATGTTCAAAATAAGAAATCCATTCTTGCGCAACAAAATTTAAGGTTTGAGAGGTGCTGTTATATGAGCGCCCCCAAATAACCCCGCCCCATACCAAAATGCCATCACGATCTACATAAAGACCGCAACGAGCAGGAATGGTTGAAAGTTCAACATTGTATTTATTGGCGTTAATACCTGACAAAAGAAGGTGGCCTTGAAAAGTTCCAGGCTGATTTAGTTGTTGAGTAAAGCCAACACCAGTCAAAGGAAGTTCAGCAATAATGGTGTTGCTTAGTAAATCAACAAAAAGATAACGGTAAGTGGTAGCCATTTTTATCTAAATTCATAAATGTAAATTATTCCAGCGTTACCTGTTCCAGCACTTGATCCTAAACCTGGAACAAAACTTGTTTGAAAAGCGCCACCGCCACCGCCGCCGCCACCATCTGCATTGATAGAACCATTGCTTCCTCCAAAACCATCTAGAAAACCATCTTGAAAAGCGCCGCCGCCACTACCCCCATTAGGTGTACCACTGCTACCACCACTATAAAACTGAGAACCTGTTGTATCTTTAGCGCCACCGCCGCCACCGCCACCGCCTGAACCTGAATAAATGTTAGTAGGCAATCCGCTAGTAGAGTATGGAAACGACACTGGTGTCCATAATGATCCACTAGTTGCGTTTAATCCTGAATTACCATTTCCGTTAGTAGTTTTTGTTGCACCTCCAATACCACCACCACCACCATTAGCAAAAGCGCGAGTGTTACTAGGTATGTTTGAACCAGCGCTAGTTGTGCCGCCTGTTCCAGCACTTGTACCACTTGCATTTGTGCCAGCGCCAGCGCTAACAAAAGAATTGCCATCAAAATTTGCTCCTATTGATGAACCGCTTGAATTAAGTGTGCATAGCCATGTTTGTCCAGCGGTAACTGAATAAGCCCAAAATCCGATAACCGCACCGCCACCGCCACCGCCACCACCTGCACCACCATTACTGCTAGAAGAATTTTGTCCTGATGCTCCATTTGCTCCAGTAGCAATTGCAATGCCAGCAATTAAAGACACGCCATTAGGAACTGTATAAGTTGATGTGGTTGTATAAGTTTGCGCTAATTTGTAACCAGCGGGAGAAGCAGGCAATGCCAAAATTTGCATTTAAACAATGTCTCCAATAGCAATCCATGTGTTTGCTACTGTCTGAACACATGTTATTGCTGAATAAGCCACGCGTGTTTTAGGTTGATTAGTGGTTGCTCCGTTAGAAAGAATTGATACACCGCCTGCGCCCTGAACTGTTACTTGTCCTGTGTTTATCTGTATAAATGTAATTTGCGTTCCAACAGGCAAAGGTTGTGATGAATTTGTTGGAATTGTTACAGTAATAGCGCCAGCGTTAGAAAGAGTTACAACTTTTTGAGCATCACTTGAAAGCACACCATAAGTTGTTCCTGTTTGCGCATTAACTGAAATGTTTAATTGAGCAGAAACATTTGTTGTTGTTTGAACTCTTGTATCTGTAATGTTTCCTGAGTTTATCTGAGTTACAGCCGCGCCAACAGCAATTGTTGCAAGTGAAATTGAATTAGCAGGAATAGCAGGAGCGGTAGGAGAACTTGCGGGAGTTCCTGCTACAACTTGAAAAATTACATCATTAAAAGCGCCTGTATAATAAGCATCACGGACTGTAATAACCACACGATCAATTCGTGGGTTTGTTGGATCAGCGGCAGTAATTGTTAATACTTGACTAGCATCATTGTAAGTTGTGTAAACGCCCATGTCTGTTGTTGTAGTGCCAATAATTGAACACCAACCTGCCGCAACGAGAACGCTCATACCCGCAGGTGAGTTAGCGGTAACAACAAGAGATGACGCACCAAGAATACCTGTTGTACCAAACAGTGCTTGTGCATTTAAGCGGTCATATTGAGCAGGGTATGAACCAGCCTGTAAGTAGTTTGGTGGTGATAGTAGTGTCATTTCATCTCCTAAATGTAGGCAGAATACCAAGAAACGATAGCCTGCGTTGTACCAATAAGTGTGTCACTGCCAGTAAAAAAGAAATTTGAGTTTCCTGGTGGAGCATCAAACCAAGTTCCTGAAATTAAAAGATTACGGGCGGGCGCACCATTAAGTGTAATCAATTGATTGTATAAATCAATTTCAAGTAAATCGCTAGAACTGTATGTGCCACTAAAATTAAGGGTATTTCCAGTAGTTGAGTTACCAACAATTGGATTTGTAATTGGGCCATTGATTACAATTGTTGGGTAGGTAGTAGCCCAACCAATGTTATCAACAGTTGTAGTAATAATAGGCGATCCACCACCGTAAGATAAATTGTAAGTTCTGTTGTAAACACGGCCTAATGGTGGGCTAACAAGCATGTTTGCGGTTTGCAAATTGTTGTTGTAATAATTTGGATCAGGGCAGAAAAAATCAACTTGAGATGTAATTTTTCCATAAGTGTAATTTGGATCTACGCTTGTGCGCAAAGCGCGTACGCGAGCATCAATAAATTGCTCAGATGTAGGGCTGTTAGGAAACTTAAAATAAAGCGGGGTTGTTCCCTGGGTTTGAGGCAAAAGAGTGCTTTGAATAATGTTGTAATTTGTTTGCGCAGAATTAACGCCTGACCCAAAAGTATTAAAAATAATAGAAATGGTTCTGCCGTTAAGAAAGTCACGGCCTGTAAACATACCATCATGGTAGCCGCGGTTATCATCTTGATTGCGGATAGCAGGCAAAGACTCAAGGCCATCAACGCTAAGGATTTGATAAGGAGATCCCGCGCCACCAAATACCTGTTCATTAAAAGCAAATGAATAAACTTGAGTAAGTGTTGTCATCACATGTCTCTAACTCTTGCACTAACTGGTGCATTTTTAGGAAGGGTTACAGCATTTCCGTATTTAATTGCGCTTAGAGTAGCCAAATGCACATCTTCAGGATCAACTCTTGTTGTTGTAAATTTTTGTGTAATGTTCATAACGGCAAATTGACCATCTCCGCCACCACCTCCGCCACCTCCGCCACCGCTAGGGATTGTGCTAGGAATAATTGGCGTGTATGTAGGTGCATTGCTTACAACATTAGCGGCAGAAGCCTTACTAATTGCCGCCATAGCCGCCGCAACCTCAATTAACTTAGCCTTAAGATCTTCAAGTTTTTTCATAGTGGATTTGTTGATTTCATCAACAGCCTTTTCATAATCTTTTTGAGCCTCTAACAAGGCTTCCTCAAGGGTTTTTTGAGCCTCTGCAAGTCCTTCATTAAGGTTCTTTTGTGCTTCTTCCCTAGCCTCTGTGAAGGCTTTTAAAGCATCTGCCAAACCTTCATCACGGTTAATTTGTGCTTCAGTCATAGCCTCTGAGTAAGCAAGATTTGCTTCAGCCAAACTCTTTTGAAGTTCAGCATCTATTCCTGCTAATGACTCTTTTAAATCAATAGCCACATCAGCATAAGCCTTCATCAATTCTTCAGTTGCCAGTTTTCCACCAGCGTTCATTGATTTAGCCAAATTATCTAAACCATGTTCCGAAACAGTTTGAACATTTACTAACAGGCTTTGTAATTCAGCGGTTGCTTGAGGTGTGGCATTTTTTAAAGATTGAGCAATTTTGTTACCAACTCTAGGCCCTTGCTTAACAACTTCCTCAATAAAGGTTTGGCTGTATCCCATGCCTGCCAGCGTTGCCGCGTTAGCCTGTAAATCTTTAGCCGCTATTAAATTCTTTTTAAGCGTTGTAATTACATTTTTTACGCTTCTGCCAGCACCAAAGGTGTTATCAATGTTAAAAGAAGTTTGAGAAGCAAAAGCATTACGCAAGCGATCCATAGACTGTTGAACAATAGAAATTTCTTTATCGGCGGCAGATTTCTTCAAATCTGTTGATTTAGTTGCCGCTCTTTCTCGCAAATCAGTAAGTTTTGACTGTAAATCTTTTTCAAGTTCAACAGTTTTTTTATTGTAAGTTTTGTTGATTTCAAATACTTTTTCATCATAATTTTTCTGAATTCCAGCATTGATTTCAGCAAATCGTTTATTAAGATCAGCCACTCTTTCATCATAATTTTTATGTGACTTAAACATTTTTTCATTGCGGTTATCAAGAGCCTCTTGAGCCTTTTCTTGCGCATCAGAAATGGCTTCATTCATGTCCTTGTAAATGTTTAATACATCTTTTTTGTAATCTTTTAATTTTTCTTTTTGTGCATCAGTAAGAGATGTACCGCCACCGCCGCCACCTGTGCCGCCACCTTCACCGCTACCGTATTTAAATGCACCTTCACCGTAACCGCTTTTAACACCGCTCTTTAAATCGGATAAATTTTTGCTTGTTTCTTTAAGTGAGTCTGATGCTTTTTTAGCACCGTCTGCAATGCCTTTAGCCCAACCCATGCCTGGCACTTTGCTGAGCATGCCAATAAATTTACCAACGGCTTGCACCAAGTAAGCAAAACCAGTAATGACTATTTGCACACCCTTGATAACAATGCCTCTAAATGTTTCTGATTTTTTCCACGCAAATACAAACGCCGCGCCTAAAACTGTTAGCGCTGTAATAAGTACCCCAATTGGATTTGCGCGCATAGCCATGTTTAGCATCATCATTGCGCCACGGAAATTTAATGTTGCAATTGCCGCTAGTGTGTGACCTGCCGCCATAGCCTTAGTCACTGCGGTGTAAACAACCATTACGGCTTTAGTAGCAACAATTGCACCGCGCACTGCATAAAACGCGGCTACACCACCAAGCACTATACCCGCATACATTTTAAGTGCATCTGCATTGTCAGCAATAAATTTGCCAAATGTTCTTAAAGCAGGAATAAGATTATTAGTTATGAAACTCATCAATGCCCGCATAGCAGGCAATAACGCTTTTCCTACATCTTCTTTTAACTTATTAAAATCATTTATCAAACCTTGCATTTGACCTTCAGGCGTGTCTCTTAATGACTCGTTAAAACCTTTATAGGTTGAGTCCAACACATCAACAATAGCCGCGGCGCGTTCTGCTTCTGTACCTGATGAAATAAGTTTCTTTGTGTGATCATCAAGCACAAATCCAACCCTAGTAAGAGATCCAAAATTACCGTTAAGTGCTTGAGCCAATCCATTAGTCATCTGTTTAAATTCATCTGCGCTTGCATTTGCACCTTTTTCAGCGGTGACATAATCAAGAATGGCAGGAGTTAATTTTTTAATTGTCTCAGTCTGCAAATTAAATGTAGCCAACTGTGATTGTGTTTGCGTAATGTTTCCGCCTGTAACAACACCAACTCTTTCTAACGCATCAGCCTGAGCGTTAAGAGCGGCTATTTGTTCATCAGTTGCACCAACTGTGACTTTAATCAGTTGTGCTAAGCGTTGCTGTTGTGCTTCTGCTTCCATAGCCTGCGCAATAACATCTCTACCAAATTGCAAAACTTGAGTACCAGCAAAGGCAATACCAATAGATGCGCCTACTTGTTTCATTTTTCCAATAAAACTTGTCATACCAGTTGAAGCGCTTGCAACAGATTTATTTACGCCATTGATAGCGTCTTGTGCTTGAGATAAACCTGTTTTTAACTGGCTTACATCTGCCTGTAATTTAATCAACATTGGGGGGATTAGATCAGACATGCTTAACTCCCCAATTTCTCTTTAACAGCGGTTGCAAAAATCCTGTTTAATTTGCCGCTAAGGTATAGCGATAAAGCCGCAGGTTCTAAGTAAGGGTATTTTACCCCCGCAGGCCATTTTCCACCGCCCTTTTCTACTTGACGAGCGTAAATCATTGTTGGCCCAACTTCAGCCGTGTAAGTGCCTAAACCACTGCGAAAAGTAGTTTTAATAGATCTTTTTAAATTACCTGTAACTGTGTTTGGCCCTGACCCACCAACATGTTTTGGCGGAGTAATTTTTAAATAGGGTCTGCCATTTTTGCTTACACGCTTTTCATAATTGCGCGTGCCTTGAAAGTTTAATTTTGCCTGGCGTTCAACTGCAAGGCCAACACGCATAATTCCTAATTGCGCGCCTTGTTCAATTTTTTCAGCCGCACCATCAATTGCGGCGAGAACATCTTTAAGGTTTTTGATAACAATTTCAGCCATCTCTTAACCCTTCTGCTTTCACTTCATCAACGGTTCTAGCAATTGCTATTAACCAATCTGCCGTACTAGCGGGCAAGTTATCTACCTGTTCAGGTGTCCAACCAAACCGCTCTGCCATTTGGTAGTAATACCAATGCTCATCAGGATAGGAAAAGGCTTCATGCCTTTCCCCACCCTTGAGTAACCATTTTAGGCGTTGGAGTTCTCGCCAATTGCTTTTGGGTCTGCCTCTGTCTGTGGCGTTTCAGCCAGGTTAGGGAACAGATACTTTTGAGCGTCTTTTGTATGTTCCACCAAAGCATCATAATCAACCATTGTTAGTTCATCTAATGACTCAAGTTTGACTGATGGCGGAAGTAAATCAAATGACCATGACTCAACAAGCATTGCAATAAGTGCATCACCTAATGCAAGTGCCTTTGTTAAATCTCCGCCTACCGCGTTATCCGCTGTACGCATTACATTTTTGCGGTCTTTTACGCGTAATGTTGTTGGATCTTTAAGAACTACTTTTGCCCCTGACGGTAGCGTTACTTCTTTAGACATGTTGCCTCCTGTTGGTTTGCCTTCCTAAATCATACTAAAAAGGAGAGCAAGCGGTGTGGGAGAGCGGGAAGGCAATCGCCCTCAACCACACCGCCGCCCTGATCTAGTTATGCGTATGTGCCTGATGGCTTTGCGTTCTGAATTACCCACTTGATAGGTGAGAAACCTCCTGAAGCACCATCATCAGTTGTGTTTGCTTGCGCGTTGAAATCAACAGATACCTGTACAAAATCTTCACCGCGTTCAATCACACCAGTGGTGTAAGCGCCCTTAGTAAGAGTTGCCTGGATCTGAACCGCAGAAGCGCCAGCGCCATAAGCCCAGTTAAATACAAGTGCAGGCTGTGAGTTGTTAAGGAAGTTAAGCAACTGTGAGTCATTGTCCATCACAAATGTAATTTTGCCTGTGACTTCTAGTGGGCCTAGAAATACCTGGTATGGATCTTGTGTTGCTGAGATGCCATAGATAGGTGTTGCAGGGCGTGTCATGTCAATGTTGCCAGTCATGGCAGTTGCTACGGTAGATCCACCAATAGAAACAGTACCGCGCCACACTGGTGTAGGCAGAACTGTTGAGAATGTAGGTGTTGGATCTGAAACTGTTTCAGACTGGAAACCAGTGCTTTTTGCATCATACTCAAGCATGCCGTCTGCGTTGAACTTCAATGAGAAGTCAGAGAACTGGCAACCAGGGTATGAGCGAACATCTACGGCATAGAAGTCAGTCAATGTATAAGAAATTGGTTGAACATCTCCACCTGATGCAAGGCTGTTAAATAATGAGATTGTGTGAGTAAATGGTGCAGATGCGCCAGTAGTTGCTACTGATCCTAAAACACCTGCAATTGCGTAGCCTACGGTGTCTGCAAATACTGCTCCACCAAAATCTACTGTTGAGCGTGTACGGCCTGGAATGTAGTTGTAATTCAAAGCATTTGATCCACGCAAGCCTGTGTCATAAAGTGGATCAACAATGTCCACTGGCTTTAATGCGTCCTTCATTACTGGAATGAAGTCGGTTGGTGCTACTGCCGTACCGCGGGTTACTTCTTTAGCAATTCCCAGGTACGAGCGTACGGACTGTTGAACAGACATTATTTCACGCTCCTAGTTTCTTGTCTGACGCGGCAGACACGGTTGTTGTTGGTTCTGTTGGTTTTGTTGGTTCTGTAACTGATGGCTTTGCGCTTGCAGAAATTACATCTACTGCAACAAACCCTTCAGGTGCGTCAAACTCATCACCAGGTTTCACAGTTTTCCCAATGCTAGGGAACACGCGTTCATCAGTTCCGTTGTATTTGTACTTCATCATGCTCCTTATGCCTGGATCATCTGTGTCACTGGAAATTGTATCTCAGCAAAGATTTCTGTAACGCCTTCTTTTTCAGTAGAAGGTTCTCCATAGCGGGCCTGAATAACTGGCTCTGCACCTTGCCAAACTAAATTACCTGTTGGATCGCCA